TGAAAACCCATAGCACCAAGACCAATACTTCTCTCTCTTTCAGCACTGTATCTAGCTCTTTCTAATTCTGTGGGTGCATTTGCAATAAAGTAAGTCAATACATTGTCTAAGAAGCGTACTAAATCTGGTATAAATGCTGGATGATTTTTCCAATCGTCATAGTACTCTAGATTGACACTTGAAAGGCAACATACTGCTGTTCTTTCTTCATTTGTTGCAAGAGTAATTTCAGAACAAAGATTAGAGTGATTTACTTTCAACCCTTTTCTTTTCTGAAACTCGGGTAAGTCTGCCTGTACGGCATCTTCAAACATCAAGTATGGTTCTCCCGACTCCATACGATTCTGTAGTAACTTTACCCAAATTGTTCTTGCACTCACTACTTTTTTAACTTCTCCACTATGGGGATCAATTAATTCCCAATCGTCGTTAAAGTTATCTTCGTGAGCAGCACGGTGAATTATTTCCATGAACTTGTCTGGTATAACAACACCATGATGTAGATTGATACACTTACGATTAGTATCTCCACCAGTTGGTTTTCTAACATCTAAAAACTCCTCTATTTCGGGGTGACTCATATGTAGATAAGAAGCATAACTACCCCGTCTAGTTACTCCTTGGCTAAACGCCAACATCTCTGCATCTACTACTTTCATAAACGGAACTACACCTGTAGACTCAGAGCCTTTCGACGTCTTTGTCCCTTGTGACCTAACATCGCTCCACCCGCCGCCGATTCCACCACCCATTGATGATAGATAGGCATTCTCAGTGTAATGTCCTGTAATTCCTTCTCTGCTGTCTTCTACGTAATTTAGAAAACAACTTATTGGTAGACCTCTTTTAGTTCCACCATTTGATAACACAGGCGTAGCAAACATAAACCAGAGATTACTGGCATAGTCATATATACGCTGTGCATGTGCTTCGTCGTCAGCAAAAGCTTCTGCAGCTCGTGCAAATGCCTCCTGAGGACTCTTTTCATCTCCAACAAGATATCTATCTTGCAGAGTTTTCTTACTGAAGTCAGTAAGCATACTGTCTTTACTATAATCTATTTTAACCATCTTCTCGCCTTTTAATTATTTCCTCGTTTATAACTTGGATATTATCTTTGCCAATTGCTTCTTCTGAATAAGTAACTAAGTCCATTAACTCTACATTCATCAAAAGTTGCTCTGCATTTTCGTTTAGTGACTGTATGTATTTGTACTTGCCTTCTACAGGACATGAGTCGTAGATGTCAAATACTGTACCATACTGTTCCATTAATTGTACTGCGCGTTTTGGGCCAACTCCAGGTATTCCTGGAACATTGTCCCCTTTATCGCCAGTTAGACATTTGAATGTAATATAATCTTCGATTTCAAAGTCGTAGTGTTCGTCCCAATTATGTACTGTTGTTTCTTTTCTAGTAACAGTACTGAATCTTGAGACTCTATCGTTTATAAGTAAATCCCAATCTCTGTCAGATGAAATCATCCAACACTCATCAAAATTAAACTTATCTAAATTCATACTTATGTATGCTGCTATATCATCAGCCTCAACTCCTTTGAATTGTAGGACTGTGTGTTTTTCTTTTAGCAAAGTCAGTGTATTACTAAACTCTGCCATAAACATTGCAAATTCCTTTTCTTCTTGAGGAGTTTGTTCTGCATATTTTACTTTACGGTTTGCCTTATATTCGGGTAATATAGCTTTCCTGTAACTACTACCGCCATCAGCAGTAATAATGATTGTACCTGCGTTATATGATTTTGCTAAACTTTCTACAGTTCTAGCATAATCATATTTGAAGTCTGTTACACCTTGATGTTTCCACCTAAATGCAATGTTTAGACCATCAACTATCAGCAAGTTCCCAATCGGAGCTGGGTCCCCAAGGCTCGAGAACGAAATCGCCATTTGTAAATTTTATCTCCTCTTTATCTAGCCAGTCTTCTAAAATAAGAACGTATGCACCTAGCCAGGCAATATGCATATATCTTAATGTATTTTTAGGTTCTCTTACAGTTGCTACAAAGAACTTACCATGATTCTCGCGAAAGACGAGAAGCGGTTCTTGTTTCATTTGTTGAGCTTGTTTACAAATCTTACTCCACCATTTAAAAAAGTTATTACTCTTTTGTGTGAATATCTTTGCATCAAACCCTACATTCTTGTAGAACTTAACCTCTACACAGAAAATGTTATGTTTTCCATGTACTCTTAAATCTCCCTTTATCTTTCCACTACCAGAACCAGGAGTTTGTTCCCATTTTTCTTGGGTTACTCTATCGAGAATAGCTATAACTTGTTGCTCTCCTCGATTACCTTTTTGTCTCGGATTAACCATCTAAATGACTAACCTTATCTTCTTTTATTACTTCTATCTTGGACAACAGTGGGTGTGTCCAACCATGTGATACTATGTAAGTATTCAAATTTTCCTCTCTTAGTAAAAGTTCTACTAATTTTTCTTTCCCTAGTTCATCTAACACATTTGTTACTTCATCTAAGAATAGTACGTTTATTCGTGACTTGGAAATACTACTCATTAGTTTTCTAATTGCTAGTAAAGTAGAAGTGTTAACTCTTGCAAGTTCTCCTGCACTCAGAGCTAAGATATCTACTGGCTTTCCATTGTCATCTATTTCTACATTTAGTTTATCGTTTAGCACTACAAATTCCAAACTGAATCTACCATCTGATAGTTCTGCAAGATACTCATTTGTAAGTTCTTCTAAGTCTTTCACTAAATTTTCTATTTTATAAGCAAGTAGTCCATTAGTGCTAAATGCTTTTTTCAATATTTCTAAATGACCAAGTCTGTTCTCTATTGCAGATATCTCATCTATTAGAGCTGCTAACTGGTCTTCAAAATCTTGTTGTTGTTCTTCTATAATTGATATTCGAGTATTATGTCTTTCTATTCTCTCATTCTCCGCAGCTACGTTTTCCCAAGCAGAACGACTTTCTTTAATCTTGCTCTGTAACTTTTGAATTTTTGATTCTAATGTTAACTCATCCAATACTGTACTTGGTAATGTTCTATCTATATCTCTAAATAAGTCTTCCCACTCTTCTACCTTTCTTCTAGCTACTACTCTAATCGTGTTTACTCGTGTAGCTTCTTTCTTTTCTTCTGTGAGTTTTTCTACCTTACTAGCATGGTCTGTAGTTCCTGCAGAGTGATACTCTATTTGCTTTTGTACAAAGTCTTCATCTATGTCTTGATGACATGTAGGACACTCACCTTTCATAGTCTTGTACTCTTTCAGAGATTCTGAATGTTCATTCATTTTGTACTTAGACAATGTTATTTCTCTACTAAGCGGAATTACATCAATATCTTTAGAATACTCTTGCAACTGTTCTTTGTAAGAGGCAAGATCGATTTCATTTAACTGTTCCGTTATAAAATTATTTTTGTTAATTTTTTTATTAGTTTCAGAGATATTTTCATATTCTATCATAATAGAACGTAAAGTTTCTTCATCTTCTTCCGAGACAAATGGTAAATCGATTTTCGATAATAGTGATGTATCTTCCATTTTATTATCTAACAACCATTTATTTATTGTGTCAATTTTACCTTGCACTAGGTTAGCTTCTGCTCCAGCAGTTCTTGCTAAGTCTTTGAATACTTCAAAATATTTTACATAGTTATCTAACTGCAACAAATCTATTAAAAATCTTTTTCTGTTTGTATCAGTAGCAGTAAGAAACTGCAAAGATGCATTAGTATTTTGATATACAATCTGACTAAAAGTTTTGTGGTCAATTCCAATAACTTCTTCCACAGTTTTATATGTATTAGTAGCTGTATGGCTTGATATGTCTTCTCCATTTTTATAGAGTTTTACTTTTATATTACCTCTACGAACTACATCAATTTCATACTCATCATCTACTACATCAAAAGACAAAGATATATCATAGCCATTATTGACTTCACGATTTGGTATGTCTGCTTTTTTAATTCCTTTCGAGTTTTTATTGAAAAGAACTTCCTCTAATATGAGAGGTATAGAGGATTTACCTGTACCATTAGTACCAACTAATTGTGTTACTATACTTTCGGTCAAATCTAACTCATTGTCTGCTCCATAACTGAAACAATTACTCCACTGCAACTTCTTTAGCGTAATCACTAAACACTCCTAAAATATTTTTAACTTTGTCCTCGTTTAACTCTAGTATATAACTTAAATACTCATTAAGTTCTTCTTCCATTGACATCTCTTTATCCAATACTAAAGTTGCTTCTGTTTTTCTTTTTATGACTTTCTTGTCAAGTAACTCACTATTTTTGATATTACTTAAATCTGATACATCACCTTCTATCTCATAGATAGTGTGGTGAAAGTCTGTCTGTACCATCTCGTCTTCACTCACTACTGTTTTTCTTAGTAGCTGAGGAAGGTCAAATTGATGCCATGTCCATTCCCATGTATCATCAATTAATAAATAACCTGTCTTGACTATGTTTCTATGAAACGAAGTAGTCATTGGGCTGCCTGGGTATATAATATTTCTTTGAGTATTTTCATGTGAGTGTAAGTCACCTGAGAATACATATCTATACTTATCAAATCTTTCTAAGTCTACTTCAGGTTGTACATGAGGTGGTATTTCACCACGAACATGTGTAAATAGTACTTCGGTATCTATATCTTCAATACTCTTTTTCCTATGTAGGTCAGCATAAGGCAGTATCGCCCAGTCTTCTTCATAGTAAGTTTCATCTATAACTTCTACAAGAGGATTTATACTTGTAGTAGCATTTTTTAAGTTTGTAAAGAAAGTTTTGTTTTTACGAGTAGCTTCATGATTTCCATCATAAATAATTGTTCGCTTTGTAACTCCTTTTATAAAATCAAAATAAAGACTCAGCTCATCCATTGAGGGGACTCGGTCAAACAAGTCCCCGCCAATGATATGTAAGTCAATTTTATCGCATTTTTCAATTTCTTGAATTTGTTCAAAGAACATCTTGTAACGAGCGCAAGCCCACGCTACTGGTACGTTCTTCTGTCCTAGCTTAATATGCCAATCTGCTGTAAATAAAATCATCTTATAAAGTCCATTGGAATAGTTTGATTACTACTTATAATAGTGTTAAGTTTATACCCATCAAATACTTCTTTTGGTTTTGGTTTTACCCAAGTATGTCCACCATAATGTTTAGCACTAGGAAACTTTGGAGTTAATTCTCTTGAAATAGTTTCAATACTCTCTAGTTTTCTATACATCATGCCATCTGCAGTTGGTAAACAATAGTAAATATCTATATTGGAGTTAGTCTTCCAATAATCAACAATAAAATACCTATTACTATTATAAGTATGTTGACTACCTAAAGACTCATTATAAGGTCTCCATTTAATATAAATATCATTAGACTCAGTTGCTAATTCTGAATTTTGCATTGAATCAGGTTCCCATCGTTCCTTGTTTAAAATCCAAATTACTTTTAGTCCTAGACTTTGATAATCTTCATTTCTTTCTCTAAACTCTTTTGGTACAAATTTACTTTTTTGTACTTCAATAACTAAAGATAAAGATGGAACATAGATATCCGCTTTTCTATAGCTCTTATGTCCATTTTTTAAATTTAGTCTTTTTTCAGTTATAGCTTCTACTCCTTGTCTCTGCAATTCGTTTACATGAACTTGTTGCATTATAGAGTGCCATTCTTTAAGACTTATATCTGTTAAGTTTTTATTTAAAATCATCCTACAAAGTTTTCCCCAGGTGTCCATTCACACCCTGTTAGTCCACCTGCTTTAATTGCTTGTAAAGTTCTAAGAACTTCATTAGCATTTCTGCCTGTGTCGAGTGCATTAACACTTACATGTTGCACTATATCATTCTTGTCGATAATATAGGTAGCTCTATAACAAACTCCTGCTTCTTCATTTACTATTCCTAGTTTAGAAGATAAACCTAATCCACAATCTGCTGCTAAGGAATGTTGGATGTTGCCAATGAGTTCATTGTCTTGTTTCCAAGCCAATTTACAGAACTCATTGTCACCACTTATACCGATTACATTCGCTTCTTCTACTAGCATATCCATTCCCGCAATTTCTGTTGGGCATATGAAAGTAAAGTCTTTAGGATAAAAATATACAACTGTATACTCTTTTTTCAAAGGTTCATACTGTTCAGTAACTGATACCTCTATAAAGTTATTGTCTTTATCAACTCCCTGCAAAGTAAATGCTGGGAACTTCTGTCCTACTGTAATCATGTACTACTCCTTATTTAATGTCAAATTCGTCGCTGATTGATTCATCAGGTGTTGAATTATCTGCCCCTTCTCTTAATCTATCGAGAAGCTCTTTCTGTGCGTCTGGAGTTGGTCTTGTTAAGATTTCATCCATAGACTTAAGGTCTGTTACTAGAGACTGCTCATCTTCAGTTAGAGGTCTTGGTTTGCATTTTAATGCCTGTAATTGATACTCAACATTGTAAGCCATCGGTCCTGTTTTAACTCTTTTGAAGCATACATCCCACCCTGTTTCAGGGTCAGTTGGGTCTCCGAGGTCTTCCGCGGCTACCATTACTTGTTCCAGTAGTTTCTTCTTAAGATTTAAGACTTTGACTTTACCATCATGAATACACTGAATCGCGTAAGACCATCCACATTTAAGTTCAGGATGATACTCTCTTACCCAGTCTTTTTCAACATTAGTAAATGCTTCGGTGTTTCTGTCGAACGACAAACACTCGAAAGGTAAATTCTTTCCGTTTTCACCTTTTAGCCAGTATACATATCTTGGTAACATGTCACCGACCATTCTTATTTTATTATCGCCTTCTACATATTGGTAGCTATCGATTTTGTTCTTTTGGGCTTCGCCCTTGGCTTGATTAAAACTTATTGCCATTTCATTTCTCCTTTAGTGATTTCCTCGAATTTAAAGTGAATTCTATCCCCTTCAATCCAAAGTAATCTATTGCTTTCTATTATGTCCTTTTCACCTGTAAAGTATAAAAGGTCTAGAGTGGTATCTTTAGTTTTTTGATACTCAAAATAGTTGCGTAGTGACGCGATACCTGCGTACTGAGCAATCTCGCTATCCGAGTATCTCCTTCTTTGAATAAACAACGGCTCAGGGTTAACAAGGAAACTATGCCCATGAAAACTCTTTTGCCAGAACTTGAATATTCTGTCGTGCCTATTAACTGGAGGCAGTTTGTATGTCAAGATGTGCAGGATTGTCAAAATATCATTGACGCTTCCATTGCTTTCTTTTTTTATCTTTTTCCAATTATAGAATAACATTATATCAAAAATTTAACCTTATGTCAAGAAACATTTTTCTCTGCTATAGATAAGAAACTTCGTACCCTTGTTTCATGTAGTAACCCATTCTCGCACCTGCCTGCTTTCTAGCTGTGCGACCTTCTAAGTGGATGTCTACAATTACCGGTTGCGGTTTGTTCTCATCTAGCCTTATTACTCTACCAATTAATTGTGTTAGTAAAGGCTCGTTGTTAATAGGTGTTCCTAATATTAGACAGCTAAGACAATCTACTGAAATACCTTCTGAAAATATACTTTGAGTTCCAAATAATATATCTTTTGTAGTAAATATTTCTTTAATCATGTCTCCTCTCTCTTCATGAGGAACGTCTCCTGTAACGCATATTGCGTTATCTCCTACTAGTGCTGAACTTCTCTTGAGAAAGTCAACTCTGTCACTTACTACTAAGACCTTGTGGCCTTTAGCAGCATAACCTGCAGCTAGTACTGCACATATGTTTTGGTACTCCCAATCATACGCTAATTCGTTGATTCGAGTAGCCCA